GATCTGGAAGGCCGTGTCTGCTACGGCGGTCTTGACCTTTCCTCTACCACGGACATCACAGCCCTGGTGCTGGTATTCCCACCCACCGATGAGGACGATAAATATATGATCCTGCCATACTTCTGGATTCCGGAGGATAACCTGGATCTGCGAGTCCGGCGAGATCATGTTCCATACGATATGTGGGAGCGGCAGGGATTCCTCCAGACCACCGAGGGTAACGTTGTCCACTACGGCTACATCGAGAAATTCATCGAGCGGCTGGGTGAACGATTTAATATCCGAGAGATCGCCTTTGACCGATGGGGCGCTGTTCAGATGGTGCAGAATCTGGAAGGCATGGGATTTACCGTAGTGCCTTTCGGACAGGGCTTCAAGGATATGTCCCCACCCACCAAAGAACTGATGAAGCTGGTGCTTGAGGAGCGGATCGCCCACGGTGGTCACCCGGTTCTCCGATGGATGATGGACAATATCTTCATCCGATCCGACCCGGCCGGCAACATTAAGCCGGATAAAGAAAAATCCACAGAGAAAATCGACGGTGCAGTTGCCACAATCATGGCCCTGGACAGAGCGATCCGCTGCGGTAACGATAATGGTGCTTCGGTCTATGACAGTAGAGGAATTATGTTTATTTAGCCCATAAATCAATGTTTCCGTTGCAATATTATGCTGTCTAGAATATAATCGATATATCGATTATAAGGAAGTGAGAATCTGTGGCACAAAAATTTGACTGGGCACTCACACCAAGTAATGTTGCAAATATTGGCGCTATTGATGATTTTTACGATTTATATGTCTCCATACAAGAATTGTATGAATCTCAACGTAGTGCGTTTATGCAGGAATATGAAGGACGCCGACTACTATGGCCTGATGTGTGGGATGATTTATGTAAGATGAAGGTTCGCCAAATGTGTGAACCTATTATGAATAAATACCTCTGTGTGTTTGCTGACGAGTATACGAAAATATTTGCAAATAAATACGGTTTTGACCAGTTCTCTTTTTTGCGTACAAAGGTAATCGATAAACCCAATCAACCGGGAGCAATTCAGGTCAGGATAATATCATTTGCAGATTTCTTGATTGAAATCCAATATGCGATCACTCGTATTATCCACAGATGGAAAATAAATTCGCAACCAAAGTATGAGTTTAAGAGAGTTTGTCATGAGATAAATGATCATGTTCTATCGTATATCCATGAACATACGGTTGTTAATATCCTTACTGAAGAGGATTCAACTGCGATTACTAATGCGATCCTGTATATATATGAAAACTTATCTGGGATATCTTGCTACCTGAAAGCGCATCCCATTGTTGCAGAAAAATTTGTTGCTGATTTTGCTTCTGGCTCAGGGAAATTGGTTTTGCCGGTTCATTATTGTACAAAATGCAGAAAGTATTTCATTGGCAAAACTACATTGGCACTGTTTGAAAAAAACTACGGCAAACTGCTAATTAAGAGACGTGCGTTAAGCATTGAAAATGATGATTTTTCCGGATTTAATGAAGAGTCTCGTTTATTCCAACTTGGCTACAATGTTTCCGATGGTCGCTCTGATGATGAAAGACAGAACCTATTGGTAATGCTTCTTGAAAAGAAATATATTACCTATTTGGATATGACAAGATGCATTGAACTCAATATAAAGCTTCACCATAATAAGCCTGTGGCAGTTGAAAAATGGAAAAGAGACTTGAAATATATTGGAGACTATATCGTAAGAACTAAATCTTGATGGGTAAAACATAAAGCGTTCATCTACGGATGAGCGCTTTTCTTATGCCTAATTTTGAAGGAGTGATTCATTTGGGCCTTTTCAAAGGTGTTTTTAGATCCAGAGACAAGCCTCAGAACAAGACTGCCGGTAGCAGCTACACTTTCTATATGGGTGGTACTACTTCCGGAAAAACTGTCACAGAACGGTCTGCTATGCAGATGACTGCCGTCTATTCCTGCGTCCGTATCCTGGCAGAGGCGGTGGCAGGTTTACCTCTGCATCTGTACCGATACACAGAATCCGGTGGCAAAGAGAAAGCCATTGACCACCCTTTGTACCGGCTTCTCCATGACGAACCTAACCCGGAAATGAGTTCCTTCGTCTTCCGGGAGACCCTCATGACCCATCTACTCCTTTGGGGCAACGCCTATGCACAGGTCATTCGCAACGGAAAAAACGAAGTGGTCGCGCTGTATCCGCTGATGCCCAATAAGATGACTGTGGATCGTGACAACAGCGGTCAGCTTTATTACAGCTATTACCGTGGCACCGACGAGGCGATCCGGGATAAGGAACATACCGTCATTCTAAAACCTACGGATGTACTGCACATCCCCGGTCTTGGCTTTGACGGTCTGGTTGGCTACAGCCCCATTGCTATGGCCAAGAACGCCATCGGTATGGCCATCGCCTGTGAAGAGTTCGGAGCCAGATTCTTTGCCAATGGCGCAGCCCCTTCCGGTGTATTGGAACACCCCGGTACCATCAAGGACCCCGGTCGTCTGCGTGAAACCTGGCAGAGTCAGTTCGGTGGTGCTTCCAATTCCGGCAAGGTCGCCATTCTGGAAGAGGGCATGAAATACACGCCCATTTCCATTTCTCCGGAACAGGCTCAGTTCCTGGAGACCCGAAAATTCCAGATCAATGAAATTGCTCGAATTTTCCGTGTTCCCCCTCACATGGTGGGTGACCTGGAAAAGTCGAGCTTTTCAAATATTGAGCAGCAGTCCATGGAATTTGTGAAATACACGCTCGACCCCTGGGTCATCCGATGGGAACAGTCCTTGCAGAGAGCATTGCTGAACTTTTCGGAAAAAGAGAAGTATTTCTTCAAATTCAATCTGGAGGGTCTGCTTCGCGGCGACTACCAGAGCCGCATGAACGGTTACGCCATCGGTCGTCAAAACGGCTGGATGTCCGCAAATGACATCCGGGAACTGGAAAACCTGGACCGTATCCCGGCAGAAGAAGGCGGTGACCTTTACCTCATCAACGGCAATATGCTCCCCATGCGAGATGCCGGAGCATTCGCCAATACAACTGATCCTAACGGAAAGGAGAACGAACCCAATGAAGAAGTTTTGGAACTGGACGAACCAGGCAGCGACGGAGACGGCACCGGCGGAGCGGATCTTGCATCTGAACGGCACCATCGCCGAGGAAAGCTGGTTTGACGATGATGTGACACCCCAGCTGTTCAAGGACGAACTCATGTCCGGTAGCGGCGATGTCACCGTCTGGATCAACAGCCCCGGTGGTGACTGTGTAGCGGCTGCCCAAATCTACAATATGCTGGTGGACTACCCTGGTAGCGTCACGGTGCAGATCGACGGCATTGCGGCCTCTGCTGCTTCCGTTATCGCCATGGCGGGTACCAGGGTTTTGATGTCCCCGGTATCCATGATGATGATCCACAACCCCATGACCATCGCTTTCGGCGACTCCGGCGAAATGCAGAAAGCCATCGAAATGCTGGGCAGTGTGAAGGATTCCATCATCAACGCCTACGAGATCAAAACCGGACTTTCCCGCGCAAAGCTGTCCCATCTCATGGATGCTGAGACCTGGATGGATGCCAATAAGGCCATCGAACTGGGCTTCGCAGACGGCATTCTCAGCCGATCCGGTGAAACGGAAGCCATGGGTATTCCCAATGTTTCCATGCTGCATTCCAAAGCATCTGTGGTGAACTCCCTTATGGGTAAGATCGCCGCAAAATGCAAAATCGATCCCACTCCTGCGGTGCAGGAACCCCAGGGTCGCTCTGTGGATTCTCTCAGAGCAGATCTGAACACCATTAAGAACTACATCTAATTTTGGAGGATAACACTATGACTATTATCGAAATGCGTGATAAGCGAACCAAGCTGCTGGCTACCATGGACGGCTTCCTGGAGACCCACCGCAACAACAAGGGTGTGCTGTCTGCTGAAGATGATGCCACCTATGCCGGTATGGAGAAGGATCTGGCAGCCCTGACCAATGAGATCAAGCGTATGGAGCGCCGTGAGGCAATCGACGCTGATCTGTCTAAGCCCGTATCCACTCCCATCACCGGCAAGCCCATGACTGCCACCGTTCCCGCACAGACCAAGACCGGCCGTGCTGCCGACGAGTACAATTCCAGCTTCTGGAATGTCATGCGCTCCAAGGCTCCCATGCCCCAGGTGGTCAATGCCCTGCAGGTGGGTGACGATGCCGAAGGTGGCTATCTGGTCCCCGATGAGTACGAACGACATCTGGTAGAGGCTCTGGAGGAAGAGAACGTCTTCCGTCGACTGGCCCATACCATCAACACTGACAGCGGTGAGCGTAAGATCCCTGTGGTGGCTTCCAAGGGTACCGCCAACTGGATCGATGAGGAAGGTCCCTATGTAGAGAGCGATGATCAGTTCTCCCAGATCACCATCGGCGCTCACAAGCTGGGTACCACCATCAAGGTGTCTGAGGAACTGCTCCGTGACTCCGTCTTCGATCTGGAAGCCTACATCTCCCGTGAATTTGCCCGCCGTATCGGTGCCCGTGAGGAGGAGTCCTTCTTCCAGGGTGACGGTAATGGTAAGCCCCTGGGTATCCTAGCAGACGCCGGTGGTGCAGAGGTCGGTGTGACCGCAGCTTCCGCTACCGCAATCACTGCGGATGAACTGATGGATCTGTTCCATTCCCTGAAGGCTCCCTACCGCAGCAAGGCTGTGTGGGTCATGAATGACGCCACCATCAAGGCTGTCCGTAAGCTGAAGGACAACAACGGTCAGTATCTGTGGCAGAACTCTCTGACCGCAGACGCTCCCCACACTCTGCTGGGTCGTCCCGTGTACACCTCTGCCTATATGCCCACCATCGCTGCCGGTGCTAAGTCCATTGCTTTCGGTGACTTCAAGTATTACTGGATCGCCGACCGCCAGGGCCGCTCCTTCAAGCGTCTGAACGAACTGTACGCACAGACCGGTCAGGTCGGCTTTATGGGTTCTCAGCGTGTGGATGGCAAGCTGATCCTGCCCGAAGCAATCAAGGTCCTGCAGCAGAAGGCAGGCTAATAACCGGAGGTGGCAGCGATGATGGAAGAACTTCTGAAGAAGGTCAAACAGAATCTGATTCTGGAGCATAACGAGGATAATGATCTGCTGACGGGCTACATTACCGCTGCCATCTCCTATGCGGAAAGCTACCAGCATATCCCGGCGGGTACTTACCAGGTCGATCCCATGCCGCCCACCACAGAGCAGGCGGTCATTATGCTGTCGACCCACTTCTATGAATCCAGAGACGGTAGTACCGGTGGCTTTTT